TCTATTCAATCTCAGGGTTCATCATGTCGCAGTTCTTCACAGCTTTGTGTACCACATACCATGCTTCTTGTTCTGTCATATCATGCTCTTGCGTCAGCTTTACGACCATTGCCTTGATAGCCCCTATGGATGGTGCAAAATCGCTTGTATTCGTGGAAATCAGCGCTTGTACTGCGTGTTTTACCGTCTGGTCGTCAAGCCCTGAAAACTGATACATCCATAACTGATACAATGCCGCGCGTTCTTCTTTTGTGATTCCTCTGTATGACGCAGGATAATTAAGTTTCAAAACGCTCAACACCTGCAGGATTCCTTCTTTCGTCATGCTTCTCTCCCCATCTGCTCCAAATCGTACAAGAACGGATTACTTGTTTCAGAACCATTTGCCATCGTGTACGTTGACCTCTTCTGCTTCTCTTTTTCAATCGCATCCATCACCCAACGCCTGATGGCTAAATTATGGCTTTTGCTTTTGTAACCTTTTTCTTCTATATACTCGTCCAAAAACGTGATCGCCCTATCTCGCTTATTCAGTCCAAAATCATTCGCAAGCCTTACGAATTCTGTGTCCGTCAGCAAGACATTCTGATATTCACCGTGCCTATGCTTTGTCTCTTTTTTGTTTTTCTTACTTGTTTTAGTATTAGAATCAGCATTAGAATTAGTATTAGAATTAGCATTAGATGTATCGCTACCGTATTCATACCGTATCGATACAGCATCCTCAGAGTTAAATACTTCGTCAAGGTATTCTCTGAATCTGTCATTCTTTACGGCATCGATTTCCCTTGCCAGTGGTTTCCTGTATTTTTCGGATTTCGTCCAGTTATACTTGTGCCAGTTAATAAGCAAAATTTCCTTTGTTTCTGCAGAGTAATCAATAACTTTGTGTACGTCCCGAAACCGCTTTATAAGATTCTCGATTGACTCACGGCTGTATCCCACTTCGTTTACCATCTGCCTGATGCTGATTTCATAGCACCCTGAAAGGTTTGTATGTGGATTCGTAAAAAGGTACAAGTAGAAATATCTATCCTCTGGCGTAAAATCATCCACCACTTTTGCATCTGTCCAAAAACTCATCGATATAGTCCTATAAAGTGCCATCGTTTATCACCTCTACTATCACTTCCACATGTGCTTTCATCCCATATGTTTTCTGCATCGTGACCGCTACAACCTGCTTATCATCGGCATAAACAAGCTTGTTCATCGCATCCATGTAAACCTTGCATATGTTGTCGATATCTGGCTTCTTTGTAGGGAAATCCTTTTTTATCATCCACTGTCTTTTCTTTTCTGATATACTGCTAGGTGGCTGAAATACGGCTTTAATGTGTACGGCAATAGGTTTGTTGGGTTCAATCATTAACTTGCCGTATTTCGCCAAATACGATGCTTGAATAAGACGTTCGTACTCTGCAGTACCTTTCGGTGTGTAGGCGTGACCACTTTTCGTGAATCTCGGTCTGCCTTTCCCCTGCGGTTTCCCTTCAACAATAAAGCTTAATTCCAAGGTAATTCCTCATCGATATTATCGGGAATATCCATAAACCCGTCACCAACACTGGATGCCTGTGCAGGTTCTGGCGCTTTTACCGTTTCTTTTGTATCACCTTTCTTTTCAACAAATTCCTGTTCTTCAACTATAACATCTGTCGTATAAACCTTTTTCCCTTCTCGGTTGGTATAGCTACCTGTCTTGATTCGCCCAATCACCGCAATCTTCATTCCTTTATACAGGTATTTCTCTGCAAATTCCGCTGATTTCCCAAAAGCTACACAGTTAATGAAATCTGTTTCATCTTTCTTAAACCTTCTCGTTACTGCAAGTGAATATCTTGCAATACCTGTTTCGTTTTCCCCCTGTGAAAATCTCATATCAGGGTCGGCAGTTAATCTGCCAATCAAAATTACTTTGTTCATGTTGTCCCCCTTCTTGTTTTCCGATTTTAGTATACACCTTTTTTGATTTGAATGTCAATACTTTATTTCATCCGAAGATATTCTGTCCTTTCTCCAAAGTGTGCATAGGTCATATCGCCCGTTTCCTTCATGTAGTCAGAAAGTGCTTTCTTGTCCACGCTTTTCTGAATCTTGAGAAATGCAATCGGGATATCATCTACATCCTTGTCAAGCACAAGTGGTGCGCTCCCACCTGCTTTAGAAATCGTGTAGCTAAAAAGCGGTGTATCAATCTTTTTCTTTCCCATAGCTTTCATGCTTTCAAAAAGTGATTCCTTCATCCGCTTTACGGCATTTTCCTTCGCCTTGATTCTTGCTGTGATCCGTTCTACTTCACTTTTTAAGCCTTCAATGTCAGATTCAAGATTCCGAATCGCTTTTCCATACCCGTCAGCCTTTTCTTCGATGTCATACTCAAGCGACTCCATTGTATCTGCTATAGTCTGCTCGTCATAGTCACCGCTTTCAAGCATTTCGGTCAACTGTAAAAAATCCTGTGTTAATTCATAGATATTCATTCATCGTCCTCCATTATCCAACTTTTTCCGAAAATCTTTCGGAAATCCTCTCGTGTACCTATCTTTTCTTCAAATACCCTCTGCGCGTATTTCTTCAATTCATTATCAATGCTTTTATTAAAATGAACACCTGAATCACCAGTATGATGTGGCTGGCACAAATAACATTTCATCCCGTATTTTTCAGAAAGTTTTCTGTTTGCAGTACCCTCGAAAATATGATGTTCGTGTACATATGGCGACCCGCAAATAAAACATCTTTTTTCAGATTGTATAACCGATTTCATCACACACCTTATTTCTAAATTCTATTGCGTCACTTAAGTTTTTAAATCCTTTGTCTATTCTTGCTGTTTTTGATGATATGGAAACTCGATAAAGTCCGTTTTTTCTTTTTGAAATATATCTTTCACCCGTATTAGGGGAAACCCTTACGTTATGCTGTTTCTTAAAGTTTTGCCTTGAATACTCTGTGTTTTCTCTTTGCGTACACCACTCAAGATTGCTCGCCCTGTTATTTGACTTATCGAAGTCGAGATGGTTTACCACATTTTTTCCTTCTGGTTTTTCCACAAACATCTCGGCAACAAGGCGATGCACATATTTGTTTTTCCGTTTTCCATCGATTTGCAATGAGACTATTTTGTATCCGTTGCCATTGTCTGTTGGAGACAGAATTTTTTCCTTGTGTACCTTTCTTAATCCTTCGGACGCAACTTTGTATGTCCAAAGTCTCAAAACACGCCCATGATTACTAACCATGTAACGGCAATCGCCATAAGGCAATGTTCTCCAAATTTCCATGTCATCTGTTATGATGCTTTTTGTTCTTCCCATTCCTGCTCCAATCTTTTGACTGTGTCAGGCGGCAGTGTTTCAATGCCTAAGTCCTTTGCTTCTGATACAACTCCGTCTAACAGGCGTGACATTTCTTTCGTATCGTACTGACTGCTTCCCTTTATGATAGCATATGCATAATGATTCCCGTCAGGGCTTTCATCTATCCTGTGAACGTGCATATTGAGCAGAGAAACGTCTTTTTCTTTTGGTAGCGTAAAGATATATGGTGAACCGTCTTCGTCCTCTAAATACGTCCCGTAGCGCCTGATCATCAGTTCATATACCTCTTCCTTTGTCGTGTACAGTTCTATGCTTATCAGGTCGCACAGTTTCCAAAGATATGCATTTGCAGTCAGCGACCTTTTTTCGCGCCATATCACCGCCCTCAGCCGCAGGTCTTTTTTTTCAAGCCTTTGTACCTCTTCCTCAGGGGCATATTCGCATGAGAAAGTCATGTTGATATGCCCCGTCTTTACGTCTTTTCTGATATCAATCAGCCTTGCCTTCGTTTCCATCCTTTTCCTTCTTCTCTTTCATCTTCTGGTGGATAAAGCCACATTCCAGTTCGGTCAGTTCCGAAAGGTCTGCTTTCTTAAAATGATTCAGGAAAAATTCAATCTGATTCGGTGCTAACAGGTTTTTCAGAATCTCAACATCCTTTTCTGAAATCCGCTTCGCTTCTTTTCTTTTTTCCTGTTTCTTCGCCCTGTAAACTACTGGATACTTGAACACTTCCGCTTTTGTCTTTCGGTTGACAACTGTAAGCTTGCTGATGTTGCCTTTTTCATCATAATCAATCTCAGATACTTCGAACCGTTCCTTGCAGGTGTATCCGCTCCTCGTTCGGTTGTCAGGTGTAACGCCTGCAAGTTCGGCAGGTATCCAAATAAACGGGGCTGTGTAAAGTTCCCTTCCAATCCCCCAGTTGACGCAGGCGCGCTTGAAACTGTCGGATGCAAGCCCTTTTTCCTTTTCCGTGTTGGACTCAGTTCCGACATCCTCTTTTTCAATCCATGCCCCCTTGTTTGCATCCCAAATTGCTACGATGCAGTTTGCATTTTCTCTCGTGTGCTTTCTCTGCCAGTTCATGCTCCCTACAGTTTCATCAAGGATGTTCATATCACATCTTGCGTCCTTATACAAAAGCAAGCTACATCCTTTTTCGCTTACTGTTGACACTCGGCAATCAATTTCATCTGCTCTTAATCTTCTAAACTTCATGATCATTCCCCTTTCTAAATGCTTCTCTTTCTTTAATCATACGCTCGAAATCTACACACTCCACTTCCCATTTTTTCGTACCGCCACTGTAGTCACAGATGCTGTACTCGTACTCTTCTTCACCCTTTCCGTATATGTAAATCCTCGAAGCTATTTCTTCCGTCTTAAAGCACGGCTCTGTTTTCACCGCCCTATCGGAAAATGTGATAATCTTAGTGATAAACATCTGGTTTTCTTCCGTTCCATAACAGCCAAGATGAATATCCCAACCAAGCTCTCTCGATATTTTCAATAATTTATTGGCAAGTTTTTTTACTCGTTCCACTTTCTTCTGATAATCCATTTGACTTCCTTTCTCGTGTATGCTATACTTCATACGTAAACAGCTTGGCGTTTGTGTTTGCTTTTTGCAACTCAGACGCCTTTTCCCTTTTTACCCTTCATGTCTAACCACCCAATCCCAATTCTGTATCAGGCAAACCAACGCAAGCACCACGCCCGTGATTGCCATCAGCGTGAATATAGGATGACTGTCAATTCCTGCAGAACCAAGCACGGTTAATATGGCGCTTGGCGCTATTAATCTTTTCTTCACATCATTTCCCCCCCTCACTCTTTTTCAGTAAAAAAGAATTTTCCAATCTGTGACTTCGGGATGCTTAACCACATCGAATACTGTGAAATATCTTTCTGTGTAAATGCAACCCCCTGCTTCAGTTTTTGCGACAACAGGCTGTTAGACACTCCAGTCATTTCGCAAAACCTTGCTTTGTTTCCAAATTTTACACGGATTCTTTCTTCAAGAGCCGTGTAGTCATAAGTTGTTTTTTTCATCTGTTCACCTCTCTTTCTATACATATTTTAATATAGTTGAAATAAAAAGTCAAGTATTTTTTTAACTTCATTTAAATTCTGCAAAAGCACAGGATTTTGTTTGGACAAAACAAAAACGCCCTCTTATGAGAGCGTTCTTGTTCGAAACTTTGAGACGTAAAGAAAAACAGATTCAAAGTGATGGGTTTCCGATGTGCTTATATCTTAACACAAAACGCTCGTTTTTTCCATTACGATTTGAGCGGGAAAATTCACATTCCATTTTTCGCGATATCTGCTCTAATCAAGTCCTTAATATAACCCTGCATCGTTTTCACACATGCAAGCTTTTCAAGGATATCAGCATCATGAACAAGATTGAACTTCAAGCTGAATCGCTTTGTATTTCTTTTATCATAATTCACGCCATAGGCAATCTGTTTTTGCTTCCTTATGGCTTTATATGCGTCATCTACCGCCTTTTTTATCTGATCAATGGGATACCCTTCATGTGCCTGAGATACAAGGATAAGCGTATTCTCTTTCGATTCTCCTTTCGCTAGATAATCATATGCCATTTTCTTTAATTCGCCCATTCTCTCCCCCCTTTCTTTGTTTTATTGTAGTATATACAATTTTTGTTATTTTGTCAATTCCTTTTTAACGCATCGCCGTGACTTCACCTTACCTCACTCTGCCAGAACACGACTTTACTCCGCCAGACCTTACTGCGCTCTACCTTTGCATCACATTACAATACCGAAACAATGCTCAACTTCACAAGACTCTGCTTATGCGCTACTTTACATCACTATGCTTCACCATTACATAACATGACGTTACAATGCTATACTTCACCGTTACAATGCCATACTCCACCGAGATTTACTTCACCGTTACGTCACTCGACCTTACAATGCAATACCTTAACTACGCAATGCTGTACTCGACTATACCCTAACGGAACTATACTTTACTAAACCACCACTGAACATTACCATGCTAAACCACCGCTTCGCATTACTTCACACTACTTCACACTGCAATACAATGCCACTGCATACAACAGGACGCTACTATGCTATACCGCCACTTCACTTTACATCACCTTACCTAAACAATGCTCAACTATACCATTACAATATACTAATACACGGTACACTACTATACTAACACGACACTGAGCATTGCGATACTTTACCTTTGCAGTATTACCATTCAAATGTTTTTGTTTCGCCATCCCACTCCCACGTGAACGCTCCCTTTCCTGCAGACCGCCACTGACCAAGACCATTAAACCTTCCGTAGTTCAACCATTCTTCAACCGCATCCCAGTTCATTTTATCCTGACCTAAAAGCACGATGTCAAATTCAGTGGTTGTCCCTGCAGGCACTGTTTCGCTATGTGATAACGCTACTCTATCTCCCTGCATGGTTGACGCTCTCAGTGACCGCTGACAATCACCAATCGTTTCTCCCTCTGGCAAGTTCAATCTTAAGAACCTTCCACCTACTTCGTTTGCATCGGGATACACTTTCAGCAACCCGTTGATGTTTTTCAGATGTGCGGATACTTTCGCACTCTTCGATGTTTTGTCCCTTCTCAGATATCCACACGCCGCCTTGAAAAAGCCGTAAATCATATGTGTACCAATCATCGGCGTTCCGTCTGTATCTCTAAAAAATACGGTCATTTCTCGCCCTACAACGTCCTCTGCAGGTAGGTGTTTTAATTCCTCTTCCCTTGTTTCTGCATCAGGCGCTTTACTGCTGATGAATTTACTGTGGATTTCCTTCTCCGCAGGGTTTGTTCCCAACATTTCGTCAATAATCGGA